AAACTTTAAATTAGGCTGATTTGCGTAAACAGTAAGTTCTTCAGTAAAGTTGCTGATTACTCTATCTTTAAAGTAGAGTTCATTTTCCATTTTAGAATAGTAGAATACCAAAGGAATTATATGTGGCCAAAGAAGAGGGTTGAAGAACCTACTGTTCAATTTGTTTCAATATTCAAAGGTCTAACAGGTATACCTGAAATTAATCCCCGTCCCGCTAAAGCGTTTATTCCGCAGTGGTGGAAAGACATGCCATTAAAACGTGCGGGATACGAACACTTACACGACGTAGCAGGAACTATAAAGGCTTGTCCTTCTTTTCCAGAATACTTTTCTCAAGGATTTATTATTCCTATGTGGACAGACACGGTAATTACATTAGATTTAGAAAACAATAAATTTACATGGTTATCTGGAAAAGGAGCAAATGTAGGAAAGGGGTTAGATATATTTCCCTGGGATTCTCACCCAAAAAATCAATTAATTGATTTTGTTACTCCGTACAGTAATGGAGAACCTGGAAATGCGGTTTTAAAAGCAATTGCTCCATGGAGACTTATTACGCCTCCAGGATACTCTGTTTTACAATTACCTGTATTTTATGAATTCAACAAAGATTTTTCTGCTATGCCAGGAATTTTGCATACAGACTTTGCAAGTGAAATTAACATTCAACTTCTTTTTCACAGTAAAAAGACAGAGATATTTATCGAACGAGGAACTCCTCTAGTTCAGTACATTCCTTTTAAACGAGAAAATCCATTATCTCATGTAGTAAGAGATGAAACAAAAGAAGATGAATCCCGCTTTCTTACAGAACAATTACGGGTTGCTACTAAATTTACGGGCGATTACCTTCATCAAAAACGTGAAGTATTAAAGAATAACCAATATGAGTAAAATTGTTAACTTATCAAAAGAAGAAGTTCGTGCATGTGCAGATATTGCATTAAACCGATGGATGATTAAGTTTGGAAGTATTGATCGACCTAACTATGCGGGTGACAATAAGAAGTACCTAGAGCCAGAAATTGCGGCAAATGTAAGGACTATTGTTGCTGAGTACGCTGTGGCCAAATTATATAAGCAGCCTTTTGTATTTCCTTTCTATACTAATGAAGAACATTCCTTCCGAAAAGATTTTCCAGATGTAATGCCAGTATATGAAGTAAAGTCTGTAAGAACTAAAGATGAAATCCCAGTATTTCCCAAGGACATCAGACCAGGGGTGGTTCTTGTAGGAGCCAGAGTATTAGACCGTGATTATTACTCAGAGGTTGAAGTTTATGGATGGCTTCCCGTTGAGGAATGCACAAAGGACGAGTATCATTACCCTCCAGAGAATTCTTGGCGGATTCCCTTAGATAAATTTAATGACACAATTCCAGAGTAAGGATTAGACATGGCAGAAAAAGGCACAGCAGCAGCAATTATTGAGGTTGCAGAAAAAGAAGTTGGTACTATTGAGGGTCCAAAAGATAACCAGACTAAGTACGGAAAATTTACTAAGGCTGATTTCTTGCCTTGGTGTGGATCTTTTGTTATGTGGTGTGCTAATCAAGCAGGTGTAAAGGTTCCTAACACTGTCTCAACTGTGGCTGGTGCAACTGCGTTTAGAAAGATGGGCACCTGGGTAGATGCAAAAGATGCCTCTCCAAAACCAGGAGACATAGCCTATTTTGATTTTCCAGGAGATGGTGTAGATAGAATTTCTCACGTAGGTATTGTTGTATCTAACAATGGAGATGGAACAGTTACCTGCATTGAGGGTAATACTGCAGGAAATGCAAAAGGTGATCAAAGAAATGGCGGAGAAGTTTGTAAGAAGGTTCGTGGATATATACCTAATAAGAAGAAGGTCATGGTATCTGTTGTTGGGTTTGGTCGGCCAAACTATGTTGGCAACGAAGTTGAAGCAAGCGTACCTGTTTCGGATACACCAACTTTCCCAGGAACTATTAAACCTGGAAGTAAAGGCAACGGCGTCAAAGTTGTTCAACGTGCTCTTGGATTAGTGGCTGATGGAGACTATGGTCCAGCCACAAAGAAGGCTGTAATTGCGTTCCAAGACAACCATAAGATTTTGGACTCTAACGGCATTGTTGGTCCTAAAACTTGGGCAGAATTGGTCAAATTCATATAAATCGGACAAATTACCCCTATGGCCCTCTAAGAACCTTCTGGTATTCTTGGGGGGCTTTCTACTGAAGGGGGTGCCCAATGACAACCATCATCGGAGTACAGTACGAAGACCGATGCATCTTGTTAGCAGATAATCAAGTAACAGATGAAAGTGGTCGTATCTATCGACATCCACAAATGGCAAAAATTAACGAACGTGGTGATTTTATAATTGCTGGTTCTGGAGAAGTATCTCCTTGTGATATTGCTCAACACATTTGGAATCCGCCAAAATTAACTACCAAAGATTCTAAAGATGTCTATCACTTCATGATTGCAAAAGCAATGCCCTCTCTTAGAAAATGTTTAACAGAAAACGGCTATGACTTTAATGAAGACCATGATAAGTCCAAAGAAGGATTAAGATTTCAATTCTTAATGGCTGTTGGTGGCGAGATCTTTGATATTGATCAAGATTTGGCTGTTATGAAGAGTATGGATGGAACATATGCTGTTGGGTCTGGTGCTACCTACGCTCTTGGCGCTCTACATGCTGGTGCTAAACCAATGAAGGCTATGGAGATTGCAGCAAAACTTACAGCCTTTACTTCAGGTCCATACATTGAAAAGGAACAACTTAAGTAACTTTTGTAGGATTATTACACTTTATAAAAGTTACTCCTGATATAAACATAAACATGTATTAAAATAACAGCGTCTATTGTAGATACTGTTCTTTTACTATTTTTAACGCTTTCAACAACATTTCGACTCCTTCAGTGTCTTATTAGATGTAAGAAGATAAGGTATTTAAAGACTCCATCGTGAGCCTATTTTAAGGAGACACAACTAAGTGATATCACTGAAAAAAATCGCACTTGTCTGTGCTGCAGCATTGACAAGCACAGTTCTTTTAGTTCCATCAGCAAATGCAAATGTATTAACTCTGACCGTTAACGGTTCAGCAGCAACTGGAGGCACAGCAGCAACTGCTCCTGTAGCACTTCCTGTTCCAGCAGATAACAGCGTTGATTTAGCAGATGCATTAAAGATTGCTGTAACAGGTTTAGATACTGGTACAGTTGTTACTGCTGTTGCTACAAATGCAACATTAGTGCCAGCCGTAGCAACTTCTACTGCTCCAGTTACTGCATCCTCTGGAACTGCAAGTCTTTCTATTAGTACAGGAACTGGTACCACTGCTGATATTTTTGTTTATACAAAAACAACTGCAGTAGGATCTGTTGCTGTAACTATCCGTGGAAATACAACTACATACTATGTGCAAGGAACTGCTGGTGCTCTTAATGCAATTGCACTAACTGCACCTGATTCAGCAGCCGCTGGAAGTACTCAATCATTAAAGGTAACTGGATACGATGTATTTGGAAACTTAAAAGGTGGAGCATCTATCAATGCTGTTGTAAGCAATGGGTCTACAGCCTCTGCAACTACATTAACTACTGACTCTGTTACAGCAACAAATGGAACTAAAACATTTGATGTAGCAATCCCAGCAGCAGGTCAAGTTACTGTAATTGTTTATGCAACAGTTGCTACTGCAATTGCTGGCATGTCAACTCCTGTTGGGTCTGTTAGCAAGAACATTGCTATTCGTGATCTTGCTGGAGAACTAGCAGCAGTCCAAGCAGCACTTGCAGCAGAAAAGGTTGGTCGTGCCGCTGATAAAGCAGCCTATGACTCAGCCACCGCTACTGCAACTAAACAAATTGCTGATTTAACAGCAACTATTGTTACTTTACAAAAGTCTATTTCAGACTTAAAAGCCATGTATAACAAGTTGGCTAAGAGATACAAACTAAAGACTATTAAGTAGTATTCCCCTACAACTTAATATGAGCCTCCTGAGCATGAGGACGCAAAAACTGCTCATCTAAACTTATGGTAGGCTTTGACTATGTCTAAGACTCAAGATAAAAAGAAACAAAGAAAAGAAGAACATGCCGAATTCCTGTGGAATCAGGCTCAATTAAAATCAGCCCTGATTAAAAATCAGTTAGACATTGCTGTCCAAACCTTTAAAGAACTAAGTGGAGAAATGACTGAAGAACAAGTTAAAGCAACTGAAGAACAGACTCAAATTCAATATAAACGCATTGAAGAGTACATAATGAGCGAAAAAGAGAAGTA